CGACATCAAGACCCTTGCGGAGGCGCTTGACATCAGTAAACAAGGATGTCAAAAAAAGGCCACTAAAGAGGTATGGCCGTTTGATGAAGTGCCGTTTGCTGGTGGTAAAAAACGCCTGTATCCACTCGCCACGCTGCCAAAACAGGTACGCGAAGCGGTGCTGGCGCAGCGCCTGCATCAGGCGATGGCGGTGACCCCGGCGCAGGTGTCAGCGCCCTGCCCCGCCGTTAAGAAACACGAGGTTATCCGTGCCGACGGCGCGATGGTCAAGCGCGGGCTGGTCCGGCGCGTTAAACCGGAAGCCAGTCTTAACGATCTGGATCGTGCCCGTCGCGATGCCGGGCTGGTGCTGTGCCAGGCGATTGATTCCGCGATGGCGCTGTCCGGTTGTTCGGCGCGGCACGCCATGATCGAGCTGGCCGAACGGGTATTGGGCGGGGTTGCGCGGCCAGAATTGATTGTGGCGGCGAAGACTACTTATATTAAGCCGCGCCAAGCAGGGCAAACACAGGCATCTCTGTTATCGCGCCTACAAAAGATGTATGCGGCCTATATACAAGGGCGTGGCGAGGGTGAACTGGGGCGCTATTTGATTCCCGGTAAAACCTCGGCGCGCGGGCAATCCCCGATCCATATCCACGCCTTTTTGATCTTTTATTGCCGCCCGACGCGACCCCCTGTCTCAGAAGCCTGGCGCGCAGCACAAGGCTGGTTTGCAGCACAAAGCCTGCCTTGCCCTGCGCTGGCCACATTTTACCGGATTGAAAAATCCCTGCCGGTGACGCTGAAGTATCGAGGTCGCATGACGGGGTCGGAATGGCGCGGCCTGAAGGCGTATGTAGCCCGCGACGTGAGTATGTTTTACAGCAACGACATCTGGGTGGCGGACGGCCATAGCTTCAAGGCCAAGGTACAACACCCGATCCACGGCCAGCCTTTCACACCTGAAATTACCGTTGTAATTGACTGGGTGTCGCGCCGTATTGTCGGCTGGAGCGTGGATCTGGCGGAAAGCACCATCGCGGTGACCGCAGCCCTGCGCCATGCCGAACAACAGACCCGCGCACGGCCATTGGTGTTCTATTCGGACAATGGCTCAGGCGAGACGGGCAAACTGATTGACTGCCCTATCCACGGCACGCTGGCGCGCCAGGGCATCACCCACGAAACCGGCATCCCGGGCAATCCGCAGGCGCGCGGCATTATTGAACGCTTGTGGCAAGTGACCACCATCCCGATGGCGCGCACTTATCCGACCTGCACCTGGAAGGGCGCGGACAAGGAAGCCACCCGCAAAATGCTGGTGGGGCTGAATAAAAAAGACGGCACGGGGCGCGCGGTGTTACCGACATGGAAACAGTTGCTGGACGACTGCGAACGGGTGCTGGGCTGGGATGGAGAATACAACACTCACCACGCGCACCGCGCACTGGATAACCGGACTCCGGTGCAGGAATATGCGCTGCGGCTCGACCCGAATAGTGAAGCCTGCGGACCGACCGATGACGAGTTAGCCGTGATGTGGATGCCGGAGGTGGGACGCGTTCCACAGCGCGGGTTGATCTCGATTTTCAATAACGTGTATGCCAACGCGATGCTGATTGACGCGCTGGCCGAGGGCGAACGGGTGCGGGTGCGTTTCGATCTGCACGATGCGGACAAAATTTGGGTGTTGCGCATGGATGGCACGTTTTTATGCGTCGCCGAGTGGAACGCTCACAAGCGCGCCGCCTTCCCTGTTACGTATATGGACAAGAAGCGCCAGGATCGCGCCGACGGCAAGATTGGCCGCGCGCAGCGCGACATCAACGAAGCCAATGCAGAGCTGGGTAACGTCATCGAGGCGCAGGGCGAATTTACCCAGGACATCACAGACTTTATTGATTTAACCCCGCCCGCGCCGAAGGTGCGCGAGCTGACGGCGGCAGATTTTGCCACCCCGCCCGATGAAAAGCCGACGTTATCCAGCATGGACAACGTGAATCTGTGGCTGTATTGCGACGGGGAAGACCCACGGAAGAATAAAGAGGTGGCCGCTGGCTAGTAACGAGCTAACCGACGGCCTTTGTAGTAGTAGCAACAACAACAGGAGAAGTATAAATGAAACAGCATTTTGTTGAAACCAGTAATCACCGTTTATTTATGGGCAGCGTCGCCGCTGTCGAGAATCGCGGCAGCCCGGAAGCATGTATTTTACTGCTCACCGGCGAGCCGGGCACGGGCAAAAGCTGCACCGTGGACAACTGGGGCGCGGCGCGCGACGCGATCTATCTGGAAGGTATCCCCGGTATGAGTCTGAGTTTTTTGCGCGACTATCTGGCTGACCAGACCGGTATCATCGGACACAGAAAATTTGACCAATACAAAGGCATGGTCGAATTTTTCCGCGCCAACCGCCAGCCCATCATCCTGGACGAAGCCCAGCACGGCCTGCCCAACAAGTCCGAATGCATCGAATATCTGCGACGCATCGCCGAGCAGGCCAATATCGTGCTGGTGCTGGTGTGTCACACCTCGGAGAAACACCGATTTTCAGAACACCGTCTCGCCCACGTCGCCACCCGCGTCTCTGCCGCGCCCGAACTAAAGCCCGCTACGGTGGCCGACTGCGCTGCGTATCTGGCCGAGCTGTGCGAGGTGCGCACCGATCAGGGTATTGCCCAGCAGGTTTTTGAGCAATCGCGCGGGCGTTATCGCCTGATGAGTAACGCCTGCATAACCCTGGAAAAAATCGGCGCCAAGTTTGGCAAGGATGAACTGATCGCGACAGACATCAAGGGGGTGAGACTGTGCGAAGACGCGATGAAATCCCTTAAAAGGGAGGCGAAATAATGTCCCGCAAAGGTCAAACCTGCCCCCGCACCGTCACCATCGGCCTGCGTCAGCGCGCCTGGTGGGTGATGCGCAAGCGCATCACTTTCACGGCACGTGAGCTGCTGGCCACGCTGGCTAATGGCACAGAAAAAGATGCGCCCGGCAATCTCGGCAAATATCTGCGCGCGCTGGAAAAAGCCGGGATCATCAAACGCGAAGCCGTGCGCGAACCGGCTGCCTCGCTTACCAGTAACGGCTGCCTCCGCTATCGCCTCGCGATCAACGACGGTCGTCGTGCCCCAGTTTGGCGCGTCAACGCCAACACGGTCTACGACCCGAACAGCGACACGGTCTATCCGTTGGTGGCGTGCCATGACTAACGATGTGCACACCTTCGACTTATGTTTTGCGGCGGTTGATGCCAGCAGCATGACAGCGGTGAGTGCGGCAATTGGCTACTCACGGACGGCGGTATCTCTTTACCTGTCCGGTAAATATGGCGCTGGGGTAGAAAAGCTGGAAGCGGCGATCCGCGCTCAATACGACCGTTATCCCTGCCCGCATAGCGGGCTGGAAATCAGCGGCCCCGACTGCCAGCGCCGCGCTACTGCGCCGCGCCCCTTTGGTGGCCGTGCCAAGGAAACCCACTGGCTGGCCTGTCAGGGCTGCCATTACAACAACAACAAACAAGGAGACAAATCATGAAATTACGCAATTGGCGCATCGTGGCAGGGATTCTGGTCTTGCTGTTAATACAGTCCGTGCTGGGGCGGCTGGATGCCGAAGCGCGGCTGGAGGATGCGGAATACGCCGCCGCTCGCCATCTTGCCGCCCCTGGCAAAATGAACGCCCCGACCTATCAGGCACTGCGCATTCAAACTTTGCGGGGGGAAATCTGATGAAAAAGCAATTTGGCATCGTGATGCCGTCGGAGCTGTTCGACAGCGAGGCCGAGGCACTGCAATACGCGCTGGAACAGTTGAATGATGACGAGATACCGGACGGTATGTATGTGGTTGAGGTCAGCAAAAAGACCCTGCTCAAAGTCAACCATACCGGCGAGATGATGGAGATATGGGTATGAACACACCAACCTTATTCCCCGACCTGCGCGCCGCTATTCTCAAGGCGTTGGCTGGATCATCCAGCCAAGCCTATGTTGCCGCAAAAACCCTGCTGGGTCACGGTGAGCGGGCGGCGGTGCAGGTGCTGCTCGACGAGATGTTCGACGGCGGCGAAATCAATACCGCAGCGATCACGCACTACGGCGTATGCACACAAGTCTACTGGCTGACGGGTGTTGTCACCCCCCCTGTCAGAGGTTCGTTTGTCATTGACGGCCATACCCGCGCGATGGCCGAAAAAAAATACCAGCAAAGCCTGGCTGCAAAAATACAGCCCAAAACATCAATTATCACTCAGGAGATCACCATGCAAACCCCCGCCCCCGTCATCGTAAAAAAAGTGCCAGCGCCTCAAGGGCGTATGACGCGCTCAAGAATCTTCCCCACGCTGTGCCTGGACATTTTGACTGAAGTTGCCGCTCACCCGGGCATTCGCCGCGATCAACTACTGGACTTTGCGTCTAAAAAATACCCGACGGCCGGTAATAAAAAAATCACCAAAGCGATTTGGGATATGGTCAATGTCAACAAAAAGCTCACTCAAACCGGGAGCGTGAACGAGCGGATTTATTTTGCCTCCGTGCGCGCGACCCCCTCTACGGTATCCGTCCCCGCTGTGAGGCGCACCAAACCCGCGCCCGCTGCGCCCTCCGCACCCGCTGCGCTGACACCGGTCGTCATCGCCCCCGCAGAACCCGCCTTTGGCCTGATGCTGTCGGACGATTACAACCTTTTCATCACGCTGGACGAGGAGGTGATCCGACTCAATCCGATGCAGCTGCAACGGCTGGATACGTTCATGGCACGGGTATTCCCCGACGGGGTGCGGGTATGAAACTCACCTGCCCAGCCTGTGGCGCGCTGTTTTCTCTCGATGCCTTGCTGGGCAACGAAGGCGCGCGCGAGGCGGTGATGGCGGCGATGCAACTGCCATCGCCGTTGGGCTGGCACATGATCCGGTATCTGGCCTTGTTCCGTCCGGCCAAGCGCAACCTGACGCTGGATCGGCTGGCCAACCTGATCAACGAGCTGCTGCCGATGATCACCGCTGCCCGTATCGAGCGCAACGGCCATATCTGCTCAGCTCCGCAGGATTACTGGCGCATGGCGATGGACGAGATGATCGCCAAGCGCGACAACCTGACGCTGCCCTTGAAGAGCCACGGCTATCTGTTGACTATCATCGAGGGCTACAGCGTCAAGGCAGACCAACGAAAAGAGCAACAGCACGAAGACCGGCTGGCGGGCAGAAGCAAATCCCCCCCACCCCCCCTTTTACAAAGGGGGGCGAGCGTAGCGGAGGGGGATTTAAAACCCCGCAGCACCATGCCTCAATCCGTAAAAGACATTTTAAACAGTTCAAAAACAGGAGATAAAAATGGCCACACCTACTAAAACCCGTATCAAAACCAAAGCGCAACTGGATGTCCCTCAGTCCCGCGACGAGGCCGCGCAATACATCCGCCAGTTCGGCGACCTGCAACGCAAGCTGTTGCGCGAACAGGCCGAGATGAATGATGCCATTGCCCACATCACCGAGACCTACCAGCCCCGGTTAGAGGTGCTCAAGGGCGACCTCGGTGCCCGTCAGCAAGGCTTGCAAGCCTGGTGCGAAGCCAACCGCTTCGATCTTACCAACGGCGGCAAGTTCAAGACCGCGAATCTGGTCACCGGCGAGGTGCAGTGGCGGCAACGGCCACCGAGCGTGCGCGTCAGTAAGCCAGCTCTGGTAATTGAAACGCTGAAAAAGTTGGGGCTAGACCGATTCATCCGCGAAAAACCGGAGGTCAATAAGGAGGCCATGCAAGCTGATCCAGAAGCCGTAACAGGCATTGCAGGAATCACCTTTATTAAGGGCGTGGAAGATTTTGTAATCACCCCGTTTGAACAAGACGCAGTTTGATATGGAGTGCGCAGTCTCGACTGCGCCAGCGCAACTACGGCCTACCCCTTGCGGGTAAAACCCTCACTTCCAGCCCGTTACAAATAGCGGGCTGCGAGAGACGGTTTAACGAAACTTTTACGGGTTTAATGCCCGTTAAACGAAAGTGAGCATGAAATGAGCAACCAATACCCAGCCAAATTCAAACAAGCCGACCTCGCACGTCGCGAGATACAGTTGATCCACGTCGCCCGCCAGAAAGTCGGCATGGATGAGGAAACCTATCGCGCGATGCTGCATGATCGTTTCGGCGTGTCCAGCAGCAAGGAGTTGGACTGGAAGCAGCGCAAAGAACTGCTCGATCACTTCAAGACGCTGGGGTTCAAGTCAACAGCGTCACAGCGCCCCGCCCCAGCCAGGGAAAAGGTCGCACAGGTCAGTAAAATCCGTGCCTTGTTGATCGCTCTGGACAACAAGCCGGATGCCTACGCGGACGGCATGGCGCGCCACATGTTCAAGATTGATCGCTTCGAGTGGTGCACGGGCGCACAACTGGGCAAGATCATCGCTGCGCTGGAATACGCCAAACAGCGGGCTGCAGCGCCGCGAGATTGCGCACCCCCAAAAAACGTAATCCGGTAAAGGAACATCATGAACCTCTCGCCATTTCTCTACGGCTTGTCCGAGCTGATCGGCTCGACCGCCACCCTGCTGCTGGTTGACAAGTTTGGCGGCGTGTCGCTGTACGTCCCCAAACACATGGATGCCGAGCATCACCTGGCACAGCTGATCGGGCTGGAGGCGGCGACTGAACTATCAAAGGCCTATCCGGGCGAGGTGATCAGTATTGGCTTATCGGTGACAGGCGACCATGCCCACCACAGCGCCGAGCGCCGCAAAGCCATCCATCGCCTCAAGGCACAAGGCTTAAGCCACCGCCAGATCGCCCGCGAACTGCGCACCACCGACCGCACGGTGCGCAAAGTGCTGGGGCAGGAAGTGGATGACAGGCAGGGCAGTCTAAATATT